TGTGTACCAATACACTTGGAAATCCTCTCCAATCGCGTGATAGGTGGTCTGTATCTTTCCTCCATTGTGATCAATGCAGGGAATCTCTTGCCGCAACATGAAACTTCCGATGTTGCGATTTCTGCTAGTACTCTTCGGGTAGTTGAAAGTATCAGCTGAACTAGCAGTAATGACATCCTTCGCTGGAGAAAAGCGATAGTTGTCATAGTATGGCACCTCAAACTCTAGTGCCTCTCCACTCTGTGTGGCAATATTGACGCCCTCCCAACCTGCATAGGTGTGGGAGCCTCCTTTGGCGTATGCAGTGACAAGCTTGTCACGCGGAATCGCGTAGACGGTGAAAGAAACACCGTTTGGACCTGGTGCTTCAATGATGTCTTCAACGAAAGTGGCATTGTCCTCGAAAATGTTGTAGGGTGACCTAAACACTTCGGTGCTCAAATGCCCATATGACGGGAAAGCTCGCTTGTCGACTACGCCAGCAGCGTTGTCAGCACCGAGCTGAGGACTCTTGATCATCCAACGATTCGTACCACGCCAACCACAGAAACCAAGAGTCACATAATTCGTAATGGTCATGTTGGCGTTGTATTCATATATACCAGTGCTAGCATTTGTGAAAGCGAATGGTGCGTTGGGTGGTGTTAAGCCATGAGGCGCTGTGCTGTCGGCACGCACCATACGGCCCCCAAGCACAGGGAAGGCAGGGCGACGTTTGTCAACATACACTTTGTTGCCACTGGACTCTTCAGCAGCATACGTGTTCTTGTAGTATGGTGATAATCTCATATACTCGTGAGGCGAGTACCTCTTCATAAGCTCACGAAAGCTGTTGATAGTCTCCCCGTAATGGATGTCAGAAATATTATCCGGACAGCCAAGAGGGAGGCCGAAATGATGAACAGTGTCGGCCTTCCCGTCAGGGGTATCAATACCGTTCACCTGCTGTTCAGTTTCTGTCGCAGTCACAGCATCCTGGATTAGAGTCCTCACAGTGGGTCTGAAGCGCTCCAATCTGGAAACAGGGTTAGCAAAAACGAGGTCGTCACAACCAGAAACATACACATTCAGATAAATGTCGTTGTCAATGGTATCGTCAGGTGAAGTCAACTCATTCACCACTGAAAATCTTAATACACCGTTTCCCCACGATGCATTCGGTCCCCATGCTGTGTTCTCGTTCAAAACTGGATCGAGATTGTACAAATCTTGCACCTCTCTAAAACCAGATGATTGAGAGTACCCAACGGTGAACTCAAAATTGGTTGTATCGCTAATGTCAACTACAAATGAACTCTGGGTAGGTTCGTCGACGTCAGCCGTAAGAGTCCTTGCCGCGGGGTCATAGGAAATTCTCATCCTACCTCTGTGATACGCAGAACAGACCACTTCAATGCGGTATTTGATGCCACCGCGCCAATGCAAGAATGGCGCAGCAGCAAAAGCCAACGCAGTCAAGTGGTACTCATTGCCATTTTGAACGGCACACATTGGGTCGACATTGATGCATTTAACGTCACCAATACCTGCTGCAGGAGCTCGATTGGAGTTCCACACCAGTGTACCGAGGTACGACTCTTTAGAGGCAATGTATCGTAACGAAAGTTCATCGTCTCCAGCATTGGCACCCGCAATCTGAGGTGCTATGGAAAGTTCGTTCTTCTGATCTAACCCCAATGTGGAGGCAGGTGATTTTCCGTTAGCGGTCGCGGTGTTGAATGCAGGAGCATCCCTAACAAGTGTGTTAGTAAGCTCCCGTGGCTTAGAAAGTCCAACGAAAGCTGCGACGCTCTGAACCTGCATTGCCACTTTCGTAGCTTTAGTTGCGACATCAACGATTTTGCCAACAGTCTTTTCAACTTTCCCCATAGGTGTCATATCACTAGCATCTTCGCCATATTCATCACTCTTTTTCGCATTGATCGATTGCCTAGTGGGTACCATGAGCTCAAGATCCTCAAGCCATGCGAAAACACTGATCTGCACCGTCATGGGATTTCCAAGTGCCTGCTTCAAAGCATTTATTTGTCGTCCGGTGACTAGCCCAAGATCATTCAAAGAGCCATCGGTCAGCGAAACAAAGTTAGATGGTGTGAACATTGGCAGTGTCATTTCGCCGCCATCAGATATCGATGGATTAAGCACGATGTTGGGCCTTTGACTGGCCTCAACGATGTCAGCATTCACAAGTGGTCGGTTCAAAACAAGTGGACTATTCTGAGGGAGAGGCAAGTAATCAAACATTGCCCTTCCGTAGAGAAAAGGATTACCATTCAAGATGAACTTCAGCTTCATGGTCATCCGAGCCATATGAAAATTGGAGAACCTCCCATCGATGTGTATGTTTGAAAAGTACTCAACCCAGGGGTTAAATGTCGTGTCGAGAGCCGTGCTAGTCGACCAATTCACCCTGTGTATCAGAACTGGACGTTTGTACCATTCTGAAAAAGGTGCATCGATCTCATGCCCAGACCTCATCGGGTCGACATAGGTGCTGATCCCATCATCAACACCAGCGTTCCTATCTGCAAAATCCATCAGAGGATTAGTATCCACTTGAGGTGCGACACCATGTTCCTGTTCTGAATTCACTTGTTGCTCAGTCTCATTAATACACATAAATCTATTGTACAACCACAACAATGGTGGTGTTGTTACAAATACTAATATACTTTTCGCGCCATCCAGCGCTTGTGCACTCACAGTGTGCACCAAACTTGACAAAGGGGAATTTTGACTACGTGACCCCCTACTACACCAATAATAAATAGGAAACAAATAAAATACGTAAATACGCGTCTCTACCTACCAAACTTCTCATGCCACGCCTCGGCTCGCGCGGTGAAAGTAAATTTGGTGGCAGGAAAAGTGATGCCGATTTTGGTTCCAAGCTGTATAGCTTTTTGCCTAAAGTCCTCATAGACTTCGGAACCGTGAAGCATAGCTTCGGCAAGCATTGTGGCGACGACACTCATGATGTGCTCAGTATCAGTAGCCACAGAAGGTATTCTAGCGTAGAGCGGTTTGCGCAATGAGTCCAACTCAAGCGCACCGACTTCCACACCCAACTCCGGAACATAGTTCGACTTCCGTTTGAAAAAATCGGCTTG